GATGAGCTGACGGTCAGCCAGCGCCTACGCCAGGTCAACAGCCCGGTGACCGAGGCCACCGTCTCGCTCCTAGTCAGTGACGCAGGCCAAGCGTCCTTCCGCCTTGAGCACGCCGACATGATCGCGGACGCGGCCATCCTCCGCCGTGCCCTCGTCGCCGCCGAACAGGCCACCGACCCGGACACCCTGCTCGACCATTATGCCACCATCGCCGAAACCCGCAAGGGTCGGAAAGCCAAGCACGGCCCGCAGCGCATGGACTTCGACGCCCTGCTATCCTTCGAGCGTAAGGAAGACCCGTCCTGCATCCTCGGCAACCACCGCTGGCTTTGCAAGGGCGGCTCCCTCTTGATCGTCGGACAGTCCGGCACCGGCAAGTCCTCCCTGATGATGCAGGCCGCCGTCCACTGGTGCATCGGCAAGGACTTCTTCGGCATCAAGCCCGCCAAGCCCCTTCGTGCCATCGTGCTCCAGGCTGAGAATGACGCGGGGGACATCTCCGAGGCCTTGCAAGACGTCATCGCCGGGGCATACCTTGACAGCGACGAACGCTCTCAGCTGCGCGAACACCTCGCCATCTTCCGCGACACCGTGAGCACCGGCACCACCTTCACCTCGGCCCTACGTGACCTCATCGTCGAGCACAAGGCCGACATCGTCTTCGTCGACCCTCTGCTGTCCTTCGCGGGCATCGACGTCTCCGACCAGGAGCAGGCGTCCAAGTTCCTGCGCCATGACCTCGCCCCCATCCTCCTCGAGACAGGCGCCGTCCTCGTGGCCATGCACCACACCGGGAAGCCCAAGGCCGCCTCCGACAAGGAAGGCCACACCGTCGCCGACCTAGCCTACGCGGGCCTAGGTTCCTCCGAGTTCACCAACTGGTTCCGCGAGGTCGCCGTCCTCTTCCGATGCCAGGGCGAAGAGCCGATCTACAAGTTCGGCCTGACCAAGCGCCGTGGCCGTGCCGGCCTCAAGGACCACGCCAACCAGTTCAAGGGCGAGATTTACATCCGCCACGCCGCCGAGAAGGGGGTCATCCGCTGGGAATACAGCCAGCCCCCCTCCGAAAGCCCACCCGACAACGCCCCAAGGCATAGCGATTCCAGCCCCGCCAAGGGGTCGCCAAGGCGTTTTAAGGTAAACTGAGGGTCAACACCCTGACCCCCACCTTTAGCCCAATGTCAAATCCCTTCTCAACTTCCAACTCAACTTCCGTCCCTGTACTACGTACAAGGGTGACTCTAGTCTCACCCCTTGTCGCTGACGCTCGGGGTTCGACCGAGTCTCTGGCGAGGCCGCAAGTCTAACGCGATGACCAAACCTAACCGTACCACCGCGCGGAGAGGATGGGTCCTCCGTAAGCTCGCCCTGACCCGGCTACGGCAGAAGTCCTGGAGGGAAGAGCCTGAGAGGATGGAGCATATCCGGCAGCAGGCCACCGAGGCAGCCAAGGCAGTCAAGGAAAGGAAAGACATGGAGCTGAGGGAAGTGATCAGCACATGGCCGGCAAAGATGACGTCAGCGGAACTCAAGGACATCGTCGAGCAGACCCTGGACTACTCGGGCAAGTACTCATCGCTGACCTATCGCTTCACACGCAAGGCAATGCTACGGTTCGACATGGACGGATACTGGCACAACCTTTGCCACTTGCCCCGCCGTCAAGATAGTTGACGCTGTGACGCGTGACACGCGCTAGGCTCAACGACCTGACGGCTCCGGCTAAGGAGGCCAAGTCGTTTGATGCTTGGTTCTTCGCGCAGCCCAAGAAGGTCCAAGAGAAGATGCGTGAGAATGGCGTACTGCCTTACCGCGAGATGACTCAGTCACGTCATGTGTTTAACATCGACGCCAATCATCCATCTTGGTCGAGCGACACTGACAAGACTCGCAATATGCAAATGGGGGAAATCCAAGCGAGAACAGAAGTCGATACGTTCATATCCCGCGATCATGTCGGCGTCATGCTTAAGGCATTCATGGATGCCATCGCACACTCAGATTCAATGGCGTTCAGGAGGCACGTGGAACTCTGCAGATGGGCGCTCAGTCTGCCCGGATGCATGTCATCTCGCCTGATCGGTAAGATGTATGGCCGCTCTCATTTCTGGATGCGTGCCAGGGCTAAGGAAATCCAACGGGCCGTAAACTCCGACGCGTGCGGTCTGTTTCCTCATGTGAATGCCAGACGCGGCAAGAATAAGCCTATTACCAAGTAACCATGCAAAGAGTCCCAGCAGATAAAAGGTCTAAAGCCCTTAAGTATTATTATGACAACATTGATAGGCTAAAGGAGAGTAACCGCCTAAGAGCTAAGAGGCATTATTATCTAAACAAAAAGAAGAAACTTAATGGCAATAAGCTATGGAGGGAAAGCAATTCTGAAAAGAATACCCAGCTTAAAAAGTCATGGAACAAGCGTCGTTTCTTTTATCGAAAAGCGATGATGCTCAAGGCCAAGAACCGCGGTGGCCTTTGCTTTGAAACCACACAGCAACTTGCACAAGGGTTGATGTTCCAATGGATAAGGCAGCGAGGCAGGTGTGCCTTAACTGGGATTAAACTAAACCGATCTGCCAATGCAGACCACATCATACCAGTCTGCCGAGGCGGAACTGATAACAGCAACAACTTTCAATGGCTGACCCCAGATGCCAATCAGCTGAAAGGCTCTCTTGGCCTGGAGGAATTAGCCCATTTGTGCCGTCTAGTGCTACAGAACATCGAAAAAAGGAATCTTTTAACCCCCCCCGTACCTGTCGCGTGGCCCGACACCACGAAGGTTTTTCGTGGGGTCACAGAGAGGAAACAGGCCGTTTAACAAACCATGGCTCTAACCAACTCAGAACTGGGTTTGGCGCTCGGCGTCACCGCGCAACGCATCTCGGTCCTTCGACGCGAAGGCATGCCGACCGACAGCATCGACGCGGCTCGGGCGTGGAGAGAAGCCCGGGCGAACGTGCAGCGGGCCGCGGCACCGAAGGCCGCACCGGCGCAGCTCGACGACGGCTCCCTGGCTGACACGATCAGCGAACATCGGACCTTGGTCAGTCGGGCCCGTGGAGTCTGGCAGGCCGCGATGGAAGGGGGCGACCCTAACCAGGGGAAGTACCAGTCGAGTTATAACGCCTCGCTCAAAACCCTCGTGGCCCTCGAGGAAGAGCAGGAGCGTCGGCTTATCCTGACGAAGGACTACATCTCCGCCAAGGAAGCGACCGAGGCCATGCGCGACATGACCGCCGGCATCGTCAACCGCCTCGATAAACTCGCCCTCGATGTCGCAGAGGGATGTAACCCCGAAAACCCTGCGAAGGCGGTAAAAGTTCTGGAGGCTTGGGTGCGCCGCGTGAAGGCCGACCTCTCGACTCATGACGAAGCGTAAGCCCAAGCCCAGGCGCAAGCCGATGCCGAAGCCGTCGCGTCCGTTCAAGCGCAAGCCGAAGAAGTGGTCGGAGTTGTCCGACGAGCTGTATCGTCTGCTCAAGGAGGCAGGGCTTTATGAATAAGTCCGACCTCCTCCGCGTAGGCCGTGACGTCCTGCGTCCGTCTGACTCCGGCGACGTGGTCGAGTGGCTGGAGTCTAACGTCCACGCCATCCCTGACTCACCGATGCCCGGACCGTTCAGGTCCGACCGCACGCCGTGGGTCGCCGAAGCCCTACGCATCGCCGCCGATCCAGAGACTAAACTCCTGACGATTCTCGCCAGCATCCAGTCAGGCAAGTCTCTCTTCGCCCGCCTGTTTACCTGCCACATAATCGCGAACGCTCCCGGACCCTGCATGCTTACCCAAGCTACGGACCCCGAGGCGCGCGACTTCAGCCTCCGCTACCTCCGCCCGGTCTGGAACAACTGCCCGCCCGTGAAGGCACGTCTTTCAGGCGACGACCTCGACCGCTCGACGACTGCGGACTTCGACCGCATGACGCTCTACTGCCGAGGCATCTGGAACGAGGCGAACCTTCAGCGCTTGTCCCTGCGTTACACCATCGCCGACGAGTGCTGGATGGCACCGCCAGGACACCTCGCCGAACTGAGCGCGCGCGTGACGGCGTTCGGCTGGATGGGCAAACGCATCTTCATGTCTCAGGGCGGACGGGCTGGTCAGGAGTTCCATCAGCTGCACGAGACGACGGACCAGCGTGACTGGAATATGCGCTGCCCGAAGTGCGACCACCTTCAGCCGTGGGTCTGGGAACAGATCAGGTTTCCCGAGGATGCCAAGGCCACCGGCACATGGGACTTGCACAAGGTCAGCGTCGGCACGACCTACGAGTGCGCGGCCTGTCGGACGCTCCTGCCCGACACGAACGCCAGTCGCCTTGAGGCTAACGCGCGTGGAACCTTCGTCGCCACATCGGCCGCCGCAAACTCCGGGCACATCGGCCTGCATTGGAACAGCCTTGCGACGATGAGCTGGGGCGAGCTCGGCGTGCTGATGCTCAAGGCCAAGGAGTCCGTCGACCAATACGGCGACGAGGAACCGCGGCGCATCTTCAAGCAGAAGCGGCTGGCGTTACCCTGGAGCGAAGAGGGCGGCGAGATGGTGGCGCTGGCGGAGGCCGCCAACTACAAGATGTCCGACCCTTGGGACGCGGAGGCCGCGATCACGCCGAAGGCCCGCGTCGTCGAGCAGAAGGACGCCGTGCCCGGTAGCATCCCTTTCCGCACGATGGGGGTCGACGTCCAACGTGGCCACTTCTGGGTGACGGTCCGAAGGTGGGCCAAGACCGGGCATAGCCGCCTCATGGCCTTCGCCCGTATCGACTCATGGGGCAACGTCGAAGCCTTCGCCAAACAGCACGGCGTCCATCATGCCATGGTGCTCGTCGACTCAGGCGACAACACGACCGAGGTCTACCGCGAGACGGCCAAGCGGAACTGGAAGACGGCCAAGGGCTCTGGCTCCGACGACTTTGCCGTGACCGACAAGTCCGGCAACACGACCCGCCGCTTCTATTCCGAGAAGCAGTCCATCGTCGTCCCTGGCATCCCGCAGCGGGCCATCCTGATCGTACACTCGGCCACCGCCGGCAAAGACCTCCTGCACGGCCTGCGGGCTCGCCGCGTCTGGACCTACGCCCTCGACGCCAGCCCCGAGTACGTCGAGCAGCTGAGCGCCGAAGTCCGCGTGAAGGACAAGCGGACCGGGAAGCCCATGTGGATACTTCCCCAGGGCAAGAAGGATAACCATGCCCTCGATACTGAAATCCTCGCCCTGCTGGCCGCCGTCCGCTGGGGCATCGCCGGGCGGGAAACTGCCGAAACCGACTTGCAACCGTCATGACCCTTGGCACGCTATATGCAAGGGTGCGTCGTTTAGTGTCGTGGGAGGAAGAGACTCATGGCGTGGGCTGGGCGGCGCACCCCCC